TTATATCCTCTTGATTCTAACTGTTACATATTGCGCTTGTGTCGTTAATTGTCTTAGATATGGCGCTATACCAGTTGTTGTACTTTTTAATAAACATATCTTACCACTTGTCGCTGCAGCAAAATCAACACCATTAGTGTAAATTACTGTATATACTCCATTAATAGCAATACATTTTCCCGAACCAATTGCTGTTATAACGTCTATTTCATAGTTTGCAAGCGATAAGTCTATCGGAAGTACGATTTCACCATCAGGAGGTATGTTTGGCATACGCATTTCTAAATAATTAATACTTTTTACAAATTCTTTTGCTACAGCAGTTCTATTTTCTAATTCAATTGTTACTTGTGAACCACCAAACATGCCAGGCACTTTATCAATTACACCGCTTATTTTACATTTCGGAATAAATTTAGTTTGTGCAGTGCCATAATGTAAATCACCTGCAGTTGGGTATGATGCAGTCCAACAATCGTATTCTATTTTTTTCACGTTTTCGTATGTATTCGTAGAGAGTGTTGCAGGTATAAAGAATAAATATTGGCTATCATCAAGTTTTGCTTCTATATCAATGTTAGTTATTTTTTTAGAAACATTTGTTATAAATCTCGCAAAATTTCCAAGCGCCCTTGCACTGTCAGATATTTGTATTCTTGTATTACGTACTTTTACACCATTTACATAGCCATCAACAAAATTACTATCTACTTCATCAAAACCGAAGAATACATTGTCAGCATTTACACTGTGTATATCAATACATTCACAATTTATTAATTCAATATTCTGTATATTGAACCCTGTATCACCAACGATATTACTAAACATTACTATTGGAGCAATCATGTTTTTATTTATAATTTTCATATTATTAAATGATACGTTTTTCACATTTCGATGAATATTAATTAAAAACCCCGAGTTTTCATTAGATTGATTGTCATATATAATTCCATCAAATACTAGATTTTCAACATTATATGTTTGTGTAATAGCGTAGTGAAAACCTTCGTTTGTACTATTTGTTGTATCATCGACAAATATTTTTACATCATTTACTTCTATATTTTTTGCTCTAATTGCACCTGTACCACAATATTTTACTGCTTGAGTATTTCTTGCTGTTATATGGTATGCTCTAACATTACTTGCTTGACAATATACAACACGTTCACATACAAATTCACCGTAGACTCTACTCATGTTAACATCCGTTGATGGATTAACCGCATCACTTTCAATTAAAATTACGTCTAACCCGTTTCTATCTCGTGGTGTAGTAAAAGTTTTTCCAACCCAATCTATTTGTTGTGACTTTGTATTAACGATTGAAGCATTGTCAATAGATATATTTCGATTACCTGCCATTAATAAAATTAATGTTTCAATGTTGTTTCCATATACATTAGTAATGGAAATATTTTTAGACAATTTTTTAAATGCTAATGCTGTCATAAAATTTTCAAAAGTTAAATTAGTTATTTCACCCCTATTTGTTTGTGGAAGTAAGAACGCATATGGTGAACGTTTTATTCCTGTGGCTTGTGAAACAGTACAGATAAATTTAAGGTTTTTTAATTTAACAAAATCTAGTGGTGTGTTTGATTCGCAATACCATAAATGTCCGCCACTAGGGTTATCTAAAGTACCTTTTGCATAATCTGTTATTATAGTTAAATCTTCAAGTATAAAAGTTTTTACTGCTGTTATATCAAATTTTAAATTACCTTGTACAGTTAATGTAGCACCATTGCCTAAGATACTTACACAATCAATATAATTTGCAGTTGTACTTTTAATAAGATAATTTTTACCATGACTGAAAGCAACGGTTTTATATTTAGTTAATTTTGCTTGTGTGATTGCAGTAATTAAAGCATTTGTATCATCAGTTGTACCGTTACCAACCGCACCACAATCATCTATATTAATATATACTTTTGCATTAGTCGATACTAAATCTGCACTTTTTGCATAATATGTAGGCACTTGATTACCTAATTTATCTGTATTAGTTGCTTTTGCGACGGGTGTTGTACCATTAACTATATTTGGTATTGTAGTAATTTCCATCGTGTCTAATCGACTGTCTAATGCTGGTATTGTAGTTACTTCAATCGTGTCTAGCCTATTATCTAATGCTGGTATTGTAGTAATTTCAAGTGTATCTAATCGACCATCTAAGCCATCAACTTCACTTTCAACTGCACGAATTTCTTTTGCTTTATCTTGTAAATCATTAGTTATTAAATTAACTTGTCCTGCTAAATCTAAAGCACAATGTAAATTAACAGTAGGTTTTGCGATTGTATCTGATAAATTATATACTGTATATCCTTGCGCGAATGTTAAGTCATCATCAAGATATGATACACTGGCTATTGGATAATCAGGTATAAGTGGTTGATATGTTAATTTCTTACCTATTAAAAATGTTTTAGCAGTTGCTAAGGTTTGAGAGCCTTTTGTAAAATAAATTAGTATATCAGTAAGGTTCATGTCAGTTCTAAAAATTTTATCAGCTGTAGTTATGCTTTCGCTTATGCCAGTTATTAAAGCCCAATTTTTTAAAGCATTATTATAACCAATACTATCAATCGGCTTTCTGATTACAGCATAATCAAAAGGGTCACTACTATAATAGTTTACTATATCACTATCAACTAATATCTTTTCTTTTGGTGTGCCATTCCACATTGACTCACCTTTAAACATTATATAATTTCTATAACAATACAATTTACATTTTTGCACATTTGTAAGTGGTGAAACAAAAGTAGAGAATATTATTTTTTCTTGTGCTGTCATAGTTTCAAAAGTGATTACGTCAATTAGAGGTTTTTCAAGCATCATTACGATACCAGTCTTATCAATATCCCCTGTAAAACGCCACATTCTAACATCAGAAAAAACGCTATTAAAATTAATTGTATTTATAAACACATTTGCTTTAATACTATTATTTACCCTAAAATTAGAAAAAGTAAATACATAAGTATTGCTGTATGTTGGGAAAGATGTTGTGTCTTGTAATATATTATCATACTCCCACAACTTAGCCCCTGCTGTTTTCTTCATCACCTTTTCAATACCATTATGTTTTATGATTTCATCAGTGATTGAAGTATTTGGTATTGAGCCTATTGTTTCGATGTAGGCTTTTTCAGTTGAAATGAATGGTTCATATGGAAGTGCAATTAAATCTTTATTTAACATTACTTGACTATTTAAATCAATACTTGTAAATCTAAATCTTAAATAGTTTGAATTAATTGGTGTTTTAAATGTTGTCTGTGTAAGAGCAATTCCTCCTGCGTTACTTATAAAATTATTATTTATATCATAAAAAGCAATTCTCAATTCTACATTTACTGGTATCTTTATTGTGTAATCGTAATTCGGTCTTACAAATAATTTATTTTTGTTTCTTACAATAGAAGTAGAATCTACTAAAGTACCGTTTAAATAATTAAATGAACCTAATTCTAACAATCCATCAAACAAATTCTTTTCAACACTTCTCATTATCGGATTGACAACATCAGCAATCCCTAAAGTGTCGGCAAAGCGTTGGGTTGTTAGTTGATAGGTAAAACTTATAGTTGCTTTTTGGGTAGCACCTTTAGCAACTCTTATTAAAATAACATTAGTTATATCTTTACGCCAAGTATTAACAACTGTTGATGTACTGTAAGTAAATAAAGCACTATCAACTAAAGCACTTGCTTCTGACATATCATAAGTAGGGATGCTATAGTAATGTATATCGGCTTCAGCAAAAGAAGTATTTGCTGATAAAAAAGTTGCTATTACTAATTTAGGGTTTTGAACTGCGAGCTGATAAGTTACGGTTAATGGGTTATTTGCTGTTGCTTGAGATTGTAAGTAGGTTTTAAAGCCTGCTACATCGGGAGTTACAAGTTTTGATTTTAAAATAGATACAAATAAACCTAAATTACCAGCGTTACCACTAAATATACATTCCTGATTACCAAGATAAGTACTATCAGGCACGATAGAAAATAAATTAGAATTAAAAAGTCCACTTACTTTACCATCCGAAATATTAATATAAACAGATAAATAATTATCGTTTGTGCCAAGTGCATATGTTTGCCAAAATTCTCCGACTACACCCACAAAAGTCTTTTTATTAACTTTTATATCTATTGTCGCTTGACCACTAGTATAGATTAATTCATTTTTTTGTGTATCATTAACTTTCCATGTTGATTTGTCTAGGTCAGCAGGAGTGACAATTGGGGTTGAATTACCTTTAATACTGATAACTTCATTTGGTGATATTTTAATTGCATCTGTGATGTGGTTTACTTCGTTTGATAGGGTTAAGTCGATAAAGTCAGGCTTGTCTAATTCAGCATCAAGTTGCTCAGGTGTGATAAATCTACTAGGATCAACCCCCGTTATACCCGCAACAGTTTTATCTACATACTCTTTATCTGCTGGCTGTTTTGAAATAACAGGAGTATATCCTTCAATAAATTTAATCGTACCATCATTTAATAGTATTTTATTAGGTGCGGGAATTGCATAGACTTCATTTCTCAATACACCAATGTCAGTTTTATTTTTAGTTATTTCTGTATCTTGAGATGTATTTTTTCCTTCAATAGCTAAAATGGCGCTATCTTGTTCAGTGTTTTTTTGGTTTATTAATTCTATGGAATTATCTTGTTCAGTGTTTTTTTGTTCAATTAAGTCTTGTTTTGAAGCAATCTGCGTTATTGTATTGCCAATGTTAGAAATATCTTGATTTATAATTACTAACTCAAGGTTAGTATCTTCAACATCTTCCTCTAATTCTATTACTCTTCCTTTTAATCCAGATTGTTCTACAACAGTGTTATTTATTTGCACTTGTAATTGTTGAGCAGTTGTATCATCTACCGGTGCAACACTAGCTATATTAGTAGGGTTTACAGCTAAATCTGTTTTTTCCGTTGACTGAGTTGATATTAAATCACCTTCCGCAGAATATTCCTCAAAATAAAAAGAAACCCATAAAGGGCTTGAATTGTATTTTAAAGCTGCGCTTGTAGCTGCACTAGTTAATTGCCATTCCCATATGTACCAGGTAACATCATTGATCGTCTCAGTTTCTAACCTTAAGGCCATTAGTTTAGCTGGTAAGATAATACCATTAGCTAACTCAATTACAGCATTAACCGTATGATCTAACGGAATGAAGGTTGATAACAGTTGAAGTTTGTTATTTGTGCTATACTGAAATATTGGTGTTTCTACTTGCAAATCACGTCTAATTGTCCCGTCTGGATTAGCGTATATTTTTATAAAGTTCATTTACTTCACCCTCTCTTATTTTTAAAATTAATGTATACTGTTCTTATACCAATATCATTACAAGCTATAAATAAATTGCCGTTGATATCTCCAATAGCCCAAGATTTTATTGTACCCGAAGGATCACTAAAAATGGGCATTTCGATTTTGCATACTGGATCAGTAGCAACAAAAAATTCACCCGAAGAAGAGATCCCTTTAGCTTTTTTATTTTCAAACAGCCCGTATTTTTCGGTACTGTAATATATCTTTAAATCTTTATAATCGGTGTTATAGTAGACCAGTCTATTTTTGTGTAGCATTTCGCTACCAATAACAAAAGTATTTTCTAATCCTTTTTTAGTCACGATCTGCAATTGATATGTCATCTTAAGTACTTCTGCTGGGTCCTTAATTAGCTTAAAGTCAGGGGTACTTATTAACACATCTTGCAAATAACTGGGATCCACTTGCGGAAGATTCTTAGCAAATATAATTTGTGATGCTATATCATCCCCCGGTGTAGCAGCACTAGCTAAATCAAAGCTAAAGGTATCAAGCGTTCCATCTGGATTAGCGTATCGGATATACTGGTTTACATTATCAGTATCTTGCTTTACAACCTGATCACCAGCATTTACATTATCATTAAATCCAAACGTAAATATTAAGCTATTACCACTTGCCACCGAATTACAGGTTACTAATAAATTTCCCGGCTTAAATAACGTAACACCTATAGGAAATACGAAGGATTGTCTAATAAAGGTTTGCATAAAGTGCGATTGACCTACAAATGTAACAAAACTACTATTTACTTCGCTTATATCTGATAGTTCTACGTATTCACTGTAGCGTTCATGTCGTTCAAGTGTAAATCCATCACTAGGAATGTTATACTGTCTAATTTCACTATTGATTCCAACATAATCTGATATCTTATTGTAATTTCTAGACGCCACAGCGCTTGAAATAATAAAATCATTATAAATTTGATTCTTAGCTACCGTAATAATATAATTATCTGCAGTGTATTGACCTTTTCTAAAGCATTCTCCAACCGTTTTAACGTATTTGGATATTTCTATGTCCCCATTCGATAAACGATTAATCTGGCCATATAGATTGTCACCGAAGGCACCTAAATCAACTATCCGTTCTTGCTGATTAGAATAGAGTATGCTATCGATATTCACATCGATTAGACTTGCTCTTTCAATTTGTATTCTTGTGTCAAATATCGGAATATAACTAATATTAAATAGAATATCTTCGTAATTCGGGATGGTAACAGGATAAGCTGTACCGAAAATATCAAATATCATTTTGGAAAAAATTGTAATAATGACCTCAGTGTTAAAAAAGCCATAGGTCTCACCGAATCCGTATATTTTTGTTCCCTGATAATCGTAGCGTAAAGCAGCTCTCTTAGTACCTAGTACTGCAGTGATATCCGCTGATCCAATTGGAAGAGAAGCCCAAGCTGAAGACTCATAAATGTAAGGAGTTAGGTCACTATAAATCTCAAATGGAGTTTCGTTAGATCCATATAAAATTTTAGCCCTTATTGTTACATTTTTAATTTTGTACATCGAATAGGGGACTTTGAACATCATATTTGCTGACGTTAATCTTAATTCGTCACTTCTTACGCTCGCAAAGCTTAAAGCTGTTGGGTAATTTATAGTTGATTGATTTACATTGCTTTCCGATATTTGATTATCGATATAACTTTCTAATTTTGTTGCATAATACTCTATACTTTGACTTTGCTTGAAGTCAGTAATATTATTTAAATTAATTAAATCGGTAAGATCGTTATAAAAGTCTGCTGAGAGTGTATTATTCTTAAGTCTAGGTGCAGCTTTAAGATATTTCAACTCTTGTATTAGCGCTCCTAATGCTGTTGGCCGACTAATAAAAAATTGAGGTGCTTTATATTGTTTGGCTTTATCAAGCAAGCCCTCATCAATTGTAAACAATCTAGTTGAGGCGTGATTAATCACTGTTTCAAAAGGGATAACATCTTTAGTCCTACTTAATACATCTTCCATAGTGTATCTAACACCACCTACAGGCTGTGTAAATGTTATGGATGCACCAGTTTGACGTTCTAGTCTTTTAGTAGGTTCGATGAGCATTATTGTATGTTGGTACAACAAGGGTGACTTACTTATAATCTGTGAATCATCTGATGAAACAACAAAGTGCAATGTTTCCGCATCTCTAGTTATAAATACATCAGCAAATTGAGGATATTGTTCTTTTCTTGTTGTTGCAACTTGAATCAATAAACCTGAATCTAATTCTTCATCGATTCTTTCAATTATTGTTAGCCCTTGTTTTATTTGGCCAACTGTTTGACCTTTAATAGTAATTGTAATCATGTATAACGACCACCTTTGCGTGAACCATCTACAGCTAATCCTCCGTATAATTCTCTCATTCTTGAGGCTTCTCTATCTGATCTTTTGTATTGTAGTTGCTGATTATATGCTTTAAATCCTACAGAGGCTACTGCTGCTGGAACCCCTACTATTGGATTCACGGCAATCATTGCAACGTATCCGGCTATTTCCATCGCATTATTAATCTGATTTTGCGCCATATAATCCCCTGTAAAATTACCTACGTTACCAATTGTATAGCTCATTATTTGTTTTGCAGATCTTTGAAGCATTGTTGTTAGCGCGGCTTGCTTCGCTGCAGTAGGTGATTTTGGTATTTGAGTAGGTGAAGATTGTTGACCTGGGGCCTTAACTTCAGTAGGACCAGGTAAAGAACCGCCTCCATCTCCAGTAAACTCAACTATAATCTTATGTTCACTCATCGACTAACACCTCACTCGCTTTTGTAAACACTACTGTGATATTAGAAAAGTCACCAATAGGATTATTAATAGAGCCTGACTCCAGTAATACTTTTCTAGTAATTTCAAATCCTGGGTAAACTATTTTCAAATCATATACTCTATTTTGATATGTGTCTGTTTCGATTTCTTCAGCTAACACGTGATAAACATAATCATTCATGTAGTAAAAGCTTAAGACCGTCTTTTTTACATTCTCTTTAATAATTGTCGTAGAAGTAGAAGAGTTTAGTACCTGGTTAGTATCTGGACTCTTAATAAGATCGGTTTGTCTTGTTGTGGGAGTTAACTCTACATCATCCAAATAATACTTGACTTGATTACCGAAAATAAACCCTTCGCCAATACGGGTGTAAATATTAAAGATAAAATTAACATAGTCATGGCCCTTAAAGGTATACGAATCTGTATTACGCGGTTGACTCATATTAAATACCGCTTGTGCTGTATCTAAGGCATATTGTTGACCAATAATTAACGGTGCAAGATGATTAAGTAGAATAGTTTCAACTTGTTCCTGATATTGTAGTTCTGCCACGACGTATATAATTGCGCTCTGATTTAGAGCTTTTTTATTTGTTAATGGAATATAATCACCTGAAAAGTCACCGATGATTACCGGTATATACTTTTGTTCAATAACTTGATAGTTTTCAATGACTTCTTCAAAGAAATCTTCACGATATTCAACATTAACGAACACCTTAAATTTTAAATCTGTTTGTTGATTAAGCAGCTCTTCCAATAACGCCGCCAATCGTTTATATAAATTCTCTAGCATCTTAATACATCACCCGTCCATTAAAATATTCTGCTAAGTATCTAATTATATCGTCTTTAGCTCTTTCACTAAACCAACCCTTATGGGGATTGACTTTTTCTCCCGGTACATATTTTTTACGTCCTCGGATCATTCGTTCTGTGGAGCTTGCTTTCATCTTTTTCATACCAGTAAGCTTTTCAGATATCCTATCTTTTGTTTCTTGTTTTTGTTTCCATCCGCCTGTTTTTTCCCATTCATCTAACCAGATACCGTAAGGATGGGTTACATCATCGATGTATATTGCAAAGCTGCTATCAGAGTATTCTTCTTTTTTAATTCCATATAACATTAGACTACCTGTTGCATAAGGCGCTCTAATTAAAGCCAATGAAACACAATAGGATTTCACATTTGCCGGTATTTTAGGACCTGTCCTTAATGCTATTCCAGTATCAACCATTTTGGTAACCTGCTTTCTAAATATTCTTTTGAAAACTTTCTAGCTCCTAAAGAATATACACTATTTTCTCCTAACGCTACATTTGATATCTTCAGTAACATCTCATTGTGTTCAATTCTATCGTTTACCTTAAATCTTAGCGGACTAGTCGTATAAATAACCTTTTTTGTTGTATCCGTTATTATACCTTGAACTGGCTTGTATACAGAAGCGGTTGTAGGCTCTAGAACATTACATCGGAATGTTGAAGGTATTTCTTCATACTGATTACTATTCTTTACCTTAGGGTACAATTTCGCTTCATAGGGTTCATATATTTGTTGTGCCATATTAGTAATCCCTCCTATAAGCTGCTTGAGATACAGTGTAGCCGTAAGTTCCAGTATAAAGCAATCCTGCTGATCTAAGTGTTTGAATTGCTTGGGCCGATACTAATCTTTCATCTCGTAGATCTCTGATGTTCATTGCTGTACCTTTTTCAACATTGATACCGTGTTGACTGCCTAATGTATCCGCTGAAGATTCTAGCGCATATTCCACCTGAGCTAGTAACGCCTGGAATATAACATCTCTATAATTCACATCCATAGCAAGCCTATATTCTACTAGTTTTTTTGATGAAATATTAATTTGAGAGTATAACCAGGAGTAAAGTTTTCTAGAGTTGTTCTTAAGTTGTATTTGTGCTTTTTCTAATCCGCCGTATGCTATTTCAATATTTTCACCCAGATTGTTTTCAACTGCTTTTGGTGTAATTACATATGCGTGTAAATCCACGTCATAAATTAAATTATCATCATTGTAAGGCATTTAAATCATCTCCTTTAATTATATTTTTACTTTTATAAAGGTTCTTTAAATCAACTAAAAAACCCTTATAAAAATAAGCCCCTCTCCATTACGAGAGAGGCTTAAATTGGTTAAACAATCAATTTTAAGGGTTAGGGGTAGTATTATGCTAACATTACGAAGTCAATACCTGTAACGTTTGTACCTTGGTATGATACAACTTGTTGTGCAGGGATCTTTGTAGCAAGACCAGCTTTAGTAGGGATAACTGTTACTGTGCCTGTTACATTTTCGATTGTGTAAGTACCATCTGCAGCTGTAGTAGCTTCAAATGCTTGACCAAACTCATTGGTTGCTGTAACTGTTACACCGACAAGTCCAACATTAGTACCACTAACTGTCTTACCAGCTATGCTATAAGCAATTGGTAAGTTCTTAGGAAATGGATTTTGAACAGCTACTGAAGGCCCTTTTGACAAGGTGTTTTCAATTACTGTAACTGCTTTAACACCAAATTCTGATGGAGCAATAATTGGACGAGGTTGTAATACTGGATTAGCGATTGATCCTGTTAATAATGCCGGGAAAGTGAAATCGGATTCCACGATAACGAATGTTTTTCTGTATGCAGTACCACCGAATTTGTGAAACGGAAACGCCACTAATCCGTTATAAACAGTAGATTGAAGTAAGCTAATTTCTTCCGTGAACGCACCACCTGAAGCGTAAGCCATTGGTGTGAATACGATACCTAATACTTTAGATAATGTTCCTGCAGTAATACCTAACCATTTTTCAACGTATGTAAACACTTGTTGATTAGCTTCGGTTAACATATAGCCTTTTACGTTACCACGGTATTGTGATCCGTATTGAGAGGCAATACCTAAGTCAAAGTTAGGCTCTAATAATAAGCTTTGGCCAATATCACTGTAGTTTGAGATATAACCTGTTTTAGGTGATTTTGACCAAGTGATGAATTCAGGTTTCCCAATGATCTGACGAGTACCATTGAATGTCATTGCTTGTTTTAGTGGGTCACCTTCAGCCATTTTCACATCTAACTCGTTATACACTTTAACCATGTAATTTTCGTCGTAGATGCTAGCGCGGGTTACTTTAACAACGTTAGACGCTAATTCGATATTAGCTAAACCTAATTCTTTTGCTTCATATACTGCTCTATATGCCGCATAAGCAAAGTTAGTAGCCATATGATATGTATCCATTGATAGAGCAGCCATATCAGAGTAGTTAGCTAATGCTTTTACAACTTTGTCGAATAAGGCTGTTTTAAGTTGTAAAGCCGGGAAGAACAATGGGCGGTCATTTAATTGGTTTAAAGGGATGTGGAATGGAGTAGTTGAAGGGATTAAATGTGGTGCCATATTGATTAGGCCATTATTACCTGCAGTACCATTCTCACCAATTGTACGAGTTGACATGTCAAACGTATTTTCCATTTCGACTGTAACTTGGAATATTTTGTTAACATCGACATCTTGTACAAATTCTTCTGTCGTACCAATACCGGGACGAACTAATCTACTAATTAAGATAGCTCTTGCAAGTATTGGGGACACTTGAGACGTAATCATTGATCCATCAATGTACGTATAGCCATTTGCTTGACGATCGACAGCACCTGGTGCTAATCGGTTAATTTCGCGGTCGATTACGACTTGTGTTGCTGTAGTAAACATTATTTACCATCTCCTTCTAATTTAAATCAAAAAAGCCATGTCTTTTGGTAGCACTAGCAACCTCGACTGGCTTTTTTTCTTCTATTTTTTTCTCTAACAGCAATTTGTTAAGTAGTTGCTCTAAAGCATCTAACTTACCTAGAATTAATTGATTTGAAGCAACTATTTCATTGATTCTTGAATCTTCTGCAGCTTCATTTACTTGTTTTTCAATCTCCTCTTCTTGTGATTCTGGATTATCTTGAGGAGCTACTTCAGATGTTTCTTCTGTTTGATCTTCAGTACCAGGTTCTTCAGGATTTTCTTCGGTTGTTTCAGTACTTGGAGTATCGTTCTCATCGTTCTTTACTTCTTCTTCCTGAACAACTTCTTTTTCTTTTTCATCTGGCATTATAATTCTCCTTCCATAAAAAATTCTATGTTATATGGCCATGCAGCCATTTAAACATCATATCTAACGATTTGAGTTCTCCAGTGGTTTACAGCTCTTTCATTAGCTTGACTGAACTCGGCATATTCTTTGTATCTAAGTCCTGCTTTTTCATTAAGTCTAAGCGACTCCACTTTATCTACATCACGTAGTAGTAATGCTTCAGTTCTTAACTTGACGATTTGGCGTTCCATGTAACGCTGTTTCTGATCAATTGCTCTTTGCTTCTTAATCGTACCTTCACGATACTCTTTAGGCCCTAAGGTACCTTTTTTGTATTCCTTCAGGTAATGCCGGCAATTGTAACCTAAGATGATTGAGTTGCCTTCATTATCACTTGTAGCCGTTTCAAGTGGAATGTAGCTGATCCCATCAATTGAACCGTAAGTTCCATCAAGCGAATAAAGTTTACCCTGCCATTTCTCGCAACGTTTTGAACAATCGGCATGGCTTGAAGTCCATACCAGGTTAACATCCTTGTCCTTAAACTCTTGGATGTCGTCTAATTGCTTTTCGTACCGGACTGACATTTCCGCTAAGTTGCGCATTGATAAGGGTTTTCCTCTAATCGTTGGAGCCTTAAGTGGCTTTTCAGCCAAGTCTCTAACAGCTTGTTTCACCTTAGATTGATAGTTGGCCATATGAGGGTTACCACGTTCCATATAGTCGTATAAACTATCCTTAACGATCGCATTAGGGTTGTTTACGTTACGTAATATTTCTTCCGGCTTTTTACCTCGATTAGAAGAATAGGCTGGAATAAGCATTTGCGCTGCGGCCGCTTTTTCATTAAACTCTAAATACCAACGTCTAGCCGATTCTCTCATGCCGATAATGAATAAATCCTTGTTATGGATTTCAACTTCTTTTGTTATTTCGGCAATTACTCCATAGATTCTATTCTGAATATCTTCTTTTGATTTTCCTTTCAAAAAGCCTTCAACGATAGTCTTCTTAATTTCAACTTCTAACGTTTGAATAAGTATCAGAAGCTCTTTGCTTATATTGATTCGACCTCTTACCATACGCTAGCAGTCGCTTTCTTTTCTTCTTCTATTTCTAGCTTTTTGATGTACTCCTCTACTTCCTTTTTCGACATGTATTTGTTGAGCTGTTTAATTGCATCTTCTTTTGTCATTAGTCCTGCAGCTACCTTCTGAATGATCAAATTAGTTTCCGTTACTGGGTTAGCGATAACTTCTTGATTGAAAACCACATCGATATCACCATAAGCCATATTGGCATTAACAACTTGATAATGCCGCAGTACGATTTCGTACAGTTCTCTCATTGGATCTGATATTAATTTACGCTTACCTTCAATCGTTAACCTGGTTGCAGTTTCTTCAGAGTTAACCTCAGTTGCTGTTCTAGCTCCTGCGTTCTCATCAAGGAATCCAGCTAAGGTAGTAGGAGTTAATCCAATTTGTGCTGCAATGTCATTTAGAATAGCACGTAAATCACCGTTATATTCTTCAGCACGTAAATTGGCCTGAAAGAAAAAAGGTTCCTGTTCGTCCGGTGACAAATAAGGAATCTTTTTAAATATTTTTCCACCTACTTGTGATTTAGGCTGATAATCGATATAGGTATCATTCTTTGGAGGGTCCATAGCATCAGGTACTAATACTCCAGTTTGTGCAAAATACTTGTCTGAGTTCTTCATCGTATAGGTCCAATCAAAGTCATATAAATAAGAGTGGATACCGTACAATGTGGAATCGCTGAAGCAAGTGAAGTCTTCAACTCCTGTGGCTGTCTTTTCGTTGTGAATAATAACTGCACCTATATGATCAGTTAAAGGTAATTGATAGACTTTATCTAACTTAGTGACTGTATCTAGCTTTATCTGCATTAAAACTCTAGGTGGTAATCCTTTTTCACTAATATTTTGTGCGATAGGTATTTCTACAGTAGTTAGTACAGCCGGAGCTTGATAAACTTTAAAGCACTCATATACGTTTTCGCCTTCCATCCAGCGTTCCTGAACTAAATAATATCCGATCTCTTGCAAATTACTAACTTGATTCATAGTACGAGAAGGCGATGGTGATATATACTGTCTAAATGCTCTAAATGCTTTAATATTTCCATCTTCATCTGTAGCAGCGTAATATCTATTTCCTTTGATAAAAGACATGTTAAGATGTCCATCCGGTCTAAAGTCAACTATACCTAAAGCAAATCCAACAGCATTAAGCATTGGTAATACCTGAGCTAACTTTTGTTTTATCTTTCGCTTTTTATTAAACATATCGATAAAGTTTACGGCTGCATCATATCCTTCGATTCGATAATCACCGGCCATCGTTAAGTTGGCCATCTTCTTACAAATAAAGTTACCTAAGTTTCTCGCATAAATCCCGTTATTATGAATACCAGGAACGAATCCTCTAAACCACTGTAAATTACGTCTTACTATCCTATAGTAGTAATTTAGCATCGATGTAGGCGCAAGAGAATAAAACGATGTATCGTTATTGAAAATATTATTGTAGTTGATGAATGCGTCACTAGCGAATGGTCCAAATATTTCTTTTTCAACACCATCTCTAGGTGTTAATTCGAGATCATTAGGAACAGCGCTGTTAGCAATTGTGTTTAAATCTGGCAATGTTTTCACCTCCTATGCTACAAAAGCTGTACCGCTACGATAATGATAAGTTTGATATTTCATCATATCGATGTAGTGGTCTTCCTGATTCTTTTTAATTTCATTATTTTTCTCAACGTCGTAAACGTAAGACTGGAATTGAGATATTCCGATATAATTTTGATTGAATTTTCTATCGTGTTCATTATCCAGGATGAAGATCAAGTCTTCCTCGAACATGTTCTGAAGTCTTTTCGTATCCCGGTAAATATTTTTGTCAGTAGCTGCGCGCCATGGAAACCATTTAAACTCGTCCATTTGTCTAAGCATTAGTAACAAGTCAAAGTTAGCATTATCAACTGTTCCTAACCAATGCTTTAGGAATTGTAAAAATGGATATCTTTGAAAGAATTCACCGAACCATTTGGCTATTTTACGTGCTTGATCGATATCTGCAAGCTGTTGGCCTGTTTGTATTGGATCGTAATAGTAAGAAGCCAGTTCAATCATTCTACCATCTCGAACTATAACACCGATACCAACCGCTGTCGAATCGTTCTTAATAGCACCATCCACTGCAATAATACATTCAATAGCGTTTTGTTCTAGCCATTTCAGGTCTATGTGTTTGATGACGTGTTTTTCTTTTTTGAATTGTCTGAATACTAATCCACGTAATGAGATGATGTGTCCTAGATACCAATATTTGTAGTAATCTGGGTCATTCCTTTGCATTTGTATAATCTTCTTAATTGTCTGTGCTGTAAGCAAGTTCCGAATATCTTCCCAAGTTGAATAGATTTCTAACGCGTCTCCTAGTTGTACTTTCTTAGGGAACCAGATATTGGCCCAATGACTTGCTATCTCAGGTGGATTATATGCATATAATGTTTTGCTGTTCTGATCAAAGAACCGGACAAAAGTTGTATTAGCTCCATCGATGTATATTTCGCTATCCATCTCCTGAGCTTCTTCATGCCATACTACAGCAATTCTTCCATGCGGTATGGTAAAACCTTTTGTACGGTTTATATCACCGTTAATAGCTTCAAAGAAGATTTTATTTCCGTACGGTAGGTAGGTTATTTCGAATGGTGATTTATTGAATTTGAAGAATCTTTCTAGATTTAATTCAGCAACTAAGGCTTCAAACATTGCGAAAACTGTTCTTCTGATGTCATTACCTTCAGCACGAGTGACTACAATGTGATTTCCTTTTTTCTCTAAGAGCTTACCAAAACAATAATCACGAAATGCGTATGACTTACCACTAACACGTCCTGATCTAGCAATAATCTCGTCGATTGTGGTTGTGTATAAAGGATGGAAGGGTTTAGGTATTTTAGGTCTCCAGTTAACTTCCACTATAATCACCCATTTCTTGAGTGATGTTAATCGTAATACCTTTTTCCATTGTCTCGACTTCTTTATATTTAAGTTTCAACTCATCTTCTTTAGCTTTAGCTAAGCGTTGATTAACATTATCGTACTTATCAGGCTTCAATGTCTTAAGTGCAAAGGCAAGGGCTCCAACGTCTGGAGTAACATGCTTAACAGTTACTCTTTTCTTGTAGCCATCTTCCGATTCTTCATTCATCACTTCTTTGTAATCGTAACCTAATGCTCTCTTGTATAAGGCGCTTTCTAGTTCAATGACTAGCGCTTCATTTCCTTCCTTAAGTGCATCAGCAAATTCAGAATGTTCTCTTTGAAGCTTATATCCAGTGGATTTCGCAATACCTAAACGCGTGAAAATATCTTCAACTTTCGCTCCCGCTTTCCGCCATTTTGGTATCTCTTTTAAGTAGGGTTTTACGTGACTTTCATATTTGTCAGGTCTCCCTCCTTTGCTCTTTGATTGTGGCATTGTACCACCACCTAATTTACTATTTCTTGTTTAAAATCGAATTGTCTAGTATCTTCTTTGATTGCTTTTTCAGCATCTATCAAGGACTGTTGAAACGCTTCATCACTTAATCGGGGTTTAAGTAAAAAAGAGGCATCATCTACCTCAAACTTTCTACACCTATATTCAGCACCTGGTCCAAAGGGGTAGCAGATGTATCCTGGTTGGATGTTCTGCCATTTATTCGGATCGTACGATGCGCGCTGATCAAACATCGCAAAGCGTTCATTGTATACAGTTAGAACCTTTTGAATTACTTCTCCCGCTTTTTCTTCAGAAGAGCATATCGCTACAGCTGCATAGCTAGCGCCGTTATCGTTAGTAACATCTAGTAGGTACATTATTCCACCTCTTTCCAATCGTTACTTAGCATATCCGATTGACTTGCTAACCAACCTAATTGAACTCCTGATGTTCCCACAAAAGCTATTGCTTTGTTTCCCATACTACTGTGATTAACATTTATGATTTCCTTGTTTGAATTAACATAACTGATGTTTGTTGCTAATTCAATATACTGATTTTTACCGTTCCAGCCTTTACGCGCAACCTTAAATCCACGTTTTAACATTGATAAGGCCCATCCAAACGTGCCTGTCTCACTATATAACCTACATGCACAATCTGTTATCTTAATTTTTGGATTAGCTTTCAAACACAATTCGTCATCATAAGCTTTTTCTATGTAATCACGTTTATATTTTGCGTTCTCAATAGGGTTGTAGATCTCTTCTGGTAAGTTCATATCAGGGTTTTCAATTGTTAAAGTGATCCCTTCTATTTCACCATGTTCTATAGCACTATCGATATAACGTAATAATTGTTGTTTCTTTGACATTATTGCTCACCTTCTTTATTAAAATATTTAATGTTTCCTGTCTCTTCAGCAAACATGTGTATAAAGTTTACCCTAGCGCCAAATACTTTGATACGTTCATCAAGCATTACTATTTGGCCAAGTTTCCATCCGGCTATTCCGTTATATAAAATCACAACAAGTCGCATACCAAACATAAATATCTTATCTGGTGTGAATCCACCGGCTAGATCTACTACAACCATAGACAGCAAAATTGACATTAGAATACCACTTGTAATCTTACTAAGTGATTTGCTGGTGATTGAATTTTGAATACTGTGAGATACGTTAATCTTTTTATGGCCTTCTATATCATCGAGAATCTCGCTGCTGTAGATTACCTCGTAATTAACCTGATTGTGATTGTATCTTTTTAGGACTCTGCGTTCATGCTTAGCATATTTTTGTTCTTTTTTGCGATAACGTTCTAAATCGTCTTTGCCTAAGCGATAGATATCTAATAATTCCGTTCTTGCTACATCGAGATTTCTTCTAGTTACTTTTTCGCAGTAATCAGCGAATAACTTTATGAGTCCATTTTCTCTTAGCGTGTCAGTAGCTTTTCGATATTCTGTTAATGCACTGCGGTAAGTCAAATCATCTCGTGAACGTTCTGTCGATTCGTACGTTAGTGAAAATAGCGCTAGGACCTGGAGTAGAGTAGTGAACGAAACACTAAACCAAAATGATCCTTCACCTATTTGTCGATAATCTAATCCGGACTTAGCAAACTCAGCTATGAAGGCTAATATGATTGCAAAAGTGAATAGAAAAGCATTTCCTAACGTTCTGACATATTCTTTCTTAATCCATAACATCTATTTCACCTCCAGCTGTTTAACTATATCCTGGATGGCTTTAATCTCTTTAGCTTTCTTCAAGCGTTCCTTGTAGATGATTTCCTTTTTGTTAATCAGAAAGTCTATACCAAGTAGAATGAAGCCTATTGAAACATAACCCATGATGTATATCAAAAATCCAGCTGCAGAAGTTAGAAAGTTTTCATAATATTTGAATACAAGGAACAAGGCGATCATAGGAATAACAGCTCTAAACATTTTAAGCAAGTAGCTTATGAATGATCTAGGAACCTTATCGATTGTTTTAAACAGTACGATAAATATTACAGTTAATATTCCAATGAAAAATAAAAGGCCCACAAGATTGTAATCAACATCCTGGACCTTCTTAAATTGAAAATGTTTGTACAGCGTATGGAGTAGTGGGAATAGATAGATGCAAGCTATACCTATTATTCCAAATACTCGTTTACGCAAATTAGCGAATAAACGTCTTACCATTTTGAGTCTTCACAATTTCTTTCGTAGTATTAATGACTGCAGCTTGCACAGTTGCTTTTGTTATCTCAGCTGATAACGTGTATTTGATATCATTGTAACGATTACTAATATCTCTTAGCTTGCTTTTCTCACCAGGAGATAAGTTTACGTTAGCGTTGAATATTAACAACGCATCCATAATTAAATCAAGCTTGTCATGCATGTCCTTATTGATTTCATTGGATTGGGCTTGTGTCTGATTTAATTGATTAATTTTATTGCGATTCAGATAAAACTTGAAAAGAAAAATAATAACTGCAGGTAAACTCACACCTGCTACTGTGATACCGAAGAATGCCAATATGTTATTCTCGATAGTATTTAAAAAATGTTCCATAGTCTCCCTCCATTTCAAATAAAAAAGGCACCTGTATATCAGATGCCTAAAATTCTATATTACTATAATAACACATAAAAAGGCGTTTGGAGTCCTGCATTTAGTCCAAATTGCTTGATTTTTTCTTTACTCTCCTTAAATTAAAATTAATTTATTGGTAATTAGGTATAAAATAAAACAAAAATATAACAGAGAAAATAAACTGATAAGTATTTTTGATAGCTCAATACCTAATTCATTATTCTTTTTACCTGCTAAATCTAACAATCCAAACATAAAAAATACTCCAAAGAATGCGGTGTATAACGCAATAAATGCTAGAAATATTATTGTTATTAATGACATTCTTCTTCACTCTCCATTTTTCCGCTCATATACTCGTACATGTCGATCACTCGTTCTAAATCGTAACCTTTAAGAAGTAGCTCAGCACATAATGCCTTCTCAGCTTGTTGCTGGATAACATAGAATGCTGATTTGCTTATCCTCATCTTCATGTAGATTTGGATGTTATCCAGTTCTTTGAAATGCTGATCCATGAAGATGTTCACATAAAAAGGTGATAAGTTAGATACGCAATCTCTGAAGTCCTTAACATATCTATCAGCGTCAATTACTTCATGGAGTCTATCTTCAAATGTTTTCTTAGCTGAGCCACCACGCCCGTCACTTTGAAAATTAACGGTTGTTTTTTGTTCCGGCTTCTGTTTACGCTTTTTAAGACAAAGCCTGTAAACTTTAAAACTAATCCGGACTAAATCGCGATCAGTTTCTATGTTGTCCCGGTCGATATCTTTTTCGATATCTTTAATTTGTTCTGTTGTAATAATAATCCCTCCCAAAATTGATAGTTTTATTGTATTATTTTGTCATATATAGTAAAATTAAGTGAAAAGGGGGTGAGTACATTGGGTCAAGAAAATCTAAAGAAATTAAGAAAAGGTATACTCTTATTGTTCTATCAGAAAACACTTGATATCGGTAAATTTAAAATTGAAGCCACTGATGATATAAAAAAGGAAATTTATCAACTTGAAAATTCTAATGAAAAAACGGTCATGCATTCTATTTATTATCTTGAAGATTCCGGTTATTTAAAGCATTATACAATTGGTAATACAGTGTTCGCTGAAATAACAATTAAGGGAATCGACCTAGTAGAATCTAACGAAGAAAAAATTAATCAAGTATTTAATATATACCATTCACACATTGGTACTTTGACGGGGGACGTTTATATTGAAAAATATGTTAATAACTTACTCGTAGAATATAAACAAGAAATTGATAACATTAAACAAGAACCTAATGAAGATAATAAGAGGAAATCAATAAAAGAATTTGCTTTATCTGTTCTAAAGAAAAGCGGAGAAATGTCTCTTGATATTGCCGCAGGCGTATTAGTTTCTTATTTAAATAAACAAATGGGGCTAAGCTAGACGCTATAACGTCTAGCTTTTTTCTTTTTCGTTTAAATTACGTTGATACTCAACACCGTCACTAAATCCCTTATGATAGCCGATGTCTTTACCTTCGCTTAAACCAAATACTGTTATCATTATGAACATAATTACCAATGGGATTATGTCAGCGTTACTCATTTTCTCACCCTCTTGCATATAACTAGATAAATATCATCTGCATCAACGTATTTCCACTTCGCCGACCAATCGTATTTTTTGAAGCGTTTATTTATTTCATCTGTTAATATTACAGCTTGGTCTTCTTTAAAACACACAATTTCATACTCAAATCTTACTTTTACTTTTTCTCTAAATACTTGTATTTCACCTTCGATTAATTGCTTACAATAGTCAGTTATTGTATAAAAGCTAGAAGGTAGTAAATCTTCTATTTTTTTCTCGCGTTTTTGTTTAGCATATTGCCTAATATATTCGTTATTACATTCGCGACAGTACGAGAATGTATTTCCCTTCCCTTTACCTGGTGCAAAGCTAGATAGTGGTAATATTTCTTTACATCTAGAGCATTGCTTGCTACCTAGAACCGTTTTAGCCCTAGGTAGACTTAAAGTCATGTCCTGCATTTTGTTTCACCTCTCCCATAATTAAGTCGTAATGGCTGTCAGCAACTTTGATAATATCGCCAACCCTTACAATCGCTTTTTTCTTAGATGTTTGAATCACATATCCGGTGACAAATCCATTTAGCTTAATCTCTTCTTCAACTGTTCCGTAAGCGTAGATGAAATTGTCACCTCTTTTGTATTCTACAGCTTTAACATATTTACCTAACACGTGATTCATCCCCTTGAAGATATTCCATACATTCTTCCCTGTTGTCAAATTCTTCAGTCCATGCATCACCAGTAGAATTATCTATCGCAATAAACTTACTTCCTTCTTTGCTGTAGAAGAGTCCCACCGGTTCACGTGTACAAATTATCTCTTCAGCTTCTTCAGCTGTTACGTATTTGATTTCGTCCATTTAACATATCACTCCAATTCTTTTTTTATGTAGTCCGAAAACTCCATTAACTACTTAATATCGTCATATCCCATTGCATCGTCGTAATCAGATGCTACTTTTAAACAAGCCCATAATGTAATTATCATCAGTACTGCTATTATCACTCCTATAATCCAAAACATGCTTTTTACCTCCCTCAGGTAAAATTTTTATTTAATAACTTTCTTAAGTCGCTCTTTCAAGGTAGCTCCGTTAGGTCCTACATCGTATAATTGCATGTAGCCTTTACCTCTACCTCTTTTGCTTTTATATTCGATATTAACTGAATTATCTTCTTCAGTAACATAAACCGCTGTTACTCTTGCTTTTTTTTGAATCGCATTATAAATACCTTCAGATACAAAAACAGATTGTCCTTTATTACCCAAAAACTCGACTGTTTTCATTACACTTACATCCTCCCTTTAATTTTTTCTATTCTCGCTTTCACAGCTTCTAAAAGTGCCGATTGATTAACATCCTTACGTTCTAATGCCCTCATTACATCCTCATCAACTGTTCCTGGTGCTACTAGGTGATTTATAACAACTGAATTCTTTTGACCTTGTCGATGAAGTCTTGCATTAGCTTGTTTGTATAGTTCTAAGCTCCAAGTTAATCCGAACCATACAATTATGTTTCCACCATCCTGTAAGTTAAGTCCATGGCCACTAGAAGCTGGATGTGATAACATGATCTTTATTTTCCCATTATTCCAATCTGATATATCCTGCGATGTTTTTAAATCCCTGACCTGATAGTTCTTCAAATACCCGTGTATTCTATCGTGATCATGCTTATAACCATAAAACACAAGTATTGATTTTCCCTCATTGACTTCGATTATTTCTTCTAAAGCTTTTAGCTTCTCCTGATGTATTTCAGTAACATTTTTATCTTCATCGTAGATTGCACCATTGGCCATTTGAAGCAATTTGTTGCTAAGTACTGCAGCACTATTAGCTGTTATCTCGTTATCCATGATTTCAAGTACTAGATCTTTTTCCATTTGTTCATAATATTTCTTAGCTGCAGGAGATAAAGTTACAGGTACAATTCTATCTATCCGTTCCGGTAGGTCTAGGTAATCCTTAGACCTCATACTGAAACAAATATCTGATATCTTTTGATAGATTTCTTCTTTAGCTCCTGGCTTCAAATCCCAAGAATAGATAATCACTCCATTACGCTTACCAGGGTTAAAATACCGATTGCGATATTCTGTTAAGGTTTTACCTAATCTTTCTCCCTGATCTAACAAGTAAATCTGTGGCCACAAATCAATCAAAGTATTTGGTGCTGGCGTTCCGGTAAGCCCTACAATTCTTTTAATTAAAGGTCTTACTTTTCTCAATGCTCTGAATCGATTCGCCTTAGGCGATTTAAAACTTGATAATTCATCGATGATCACCATATCGAATGGCCATTTAGATTTATAGTGATCTACTAACCATTCCACATTTTCACGATTGATTACATAGATATCTGCTTTTGCTTCCAACGCTTCAAGTCGTTTCTTTTGTGGTCCCAATATTTTAGATATTTTCAAATAATCCAGATGATCCCATTTATCTACTTCACGACTCCAGGTATCTTCAGCTACTCTTAATGGTGCTATCACTAAAACCCTACAGATTTCAAACATGTCATAAAGTAGATCGGATACAGCCGTTAATGAACACACAGTTTTTCCCATGCCCATATCTAAGAATAATGCAGAGTAGGGATGCTCGATTATCTGATTAGTTACATATGATTGATAGTTGTAAGGATTAAATTTCACATAATACCTCCATAATTACATTAATTGAATTTGTTTTTTAAGTTATATGTGATAAAATATTGTTAAAAGGTGGTGAGTAATGTGGAAATGAAAAATAAATTTTTACTAAATCTCTTAGAAAATGTTACATACGATAAATTGTTTTCCGATAATTTTATAAAAACTAATACCAAATTCAATACATTCAGTGAGTTATTAGATAAGTACGGAATTGATTCGGAAGAAGAATTTATATCAGCAGTCAAAACATCGGAATTTAATCAATTTATCAAAATGCATACAATATTTAATAGTTCTAAAGAAATGTTTGAAAAATCTATTTTAGTTTATTTTTTAGATGGTTTTGAACTCGATTGTATTTAAACTAGTCATATTTGACTAGTTTTTTGTTTGTCTACTATAAACATATCTATCAAATCATTCGAATTAAGACATACAACTTCAAATCCTAACTTTTTGATTTGTTTTCTTCTTGTCTCCTGGATTTTAGATAACTTACCATCTTTCGCTTTCAGCTCTACGAATGCTACTTTTCCTCCCGGTAGTAAAACAAGTCTATCAGGTACTCCATTCATTCCCGGACTTACAAACTTAAATGCTAGTCCACCGATTTTGTGTACTGATTCTTTTAATCGTTTCTCGATTCTTGATTCTTCCATAACTTACCTCCGATTTAGCCTGGTAACAGTGTCAACACTCACGCGTATACACATATACGTTTAGGCGGATTAGGTGTGTATATGCGTATATGTGTGTGCCTAATTTACCTAATATTGATATCTTTATTAATATATTGTTACCACTGTTACCGACATGAACTTTATTCATTTATATCTAATCTTTTGCGGTTACAACTCGTGCCAACAAGTGCGATTTTGTTTGTTACCACTGTTACCGCCTAAAAAATGTAGGTTGTTACCACCTGTTACCACTTTTATATAGGTTGTTACCACTTTTCTCGTGAAAATCCTCTCTGTCTGCCATAGATATTTCCAAATCTGTAGTTGCCCTCTTTGTTCCATTCAGGCGTAGTTCTAATAACATCGTTAATCTCTCTAGCGTCTACATAACTGATTTTTCCGGGCTGCCCATTTAATAATTCAACCCATACTTCAGCTGCACAAACCCTTTCGCGTATTACTGTTCCAACTGTTGTTCCGCCAAAGTCATCATCGTGGATAAATCTTCGTCGTTCATCGATACTCATCCCGTCCCAATTCTCTGGAAGCAAAGTATCTAAGAAGTTTCGGATCATACCAGCTTTGGGTGATTCTTCTAAATGTTCCGCTTGTTTCTCCATAGCCTCTTTTTCAAGTTCGGCATCAAGATATAATTTTTCACCAGTTTTCCACTTTTCCACAGCTTCAGCCCATATTTGATCTACATCAAGATCTTGCCATACATTTAGTTTGGGTTCTTGGAGTCCAACATCTAGGACCCACCAGCGTCTATTCCCGGTCTTATCTCGTAGGAATTCCTTATCGTTTGTAGTACCGAAAAAGATACATTGACGCGGCGCATAGATTTTATGCCTTCCATAAGCAGGTCTAAACTCATCAGCAGTTTTCGAAATAAATTGTTTAACTGATTCAATATCAGATTTCTTTGTTGCTGTAAGTTCTCCAACTTCTACGATCCAATTACCTAATATCTGTTCCATGGCTTCTTTACCTGAGAAGGTTGTAATCGAATCAGTGTACCAGGATTTACCTAATCGCTGGATAAGCGATGATTTTCCAAGTCCTTGCCTACCTGACATTACTAAGATGTAATCGAACTTTGTTCCTGGTTGATAGATTCTTGCTACAGCTGCAGCTAATGTCTTTCTTGTTATTGCTCTTGTGTATTCACAATCTTCAGCACCTAAGAAGTCTACGAATATTGTTTCAAGTCTAAGAGTTCCATCCCATTCAAGGCTATTCAGGTAATCTCTTACCGGATGCATTCTGTGAGTGTTCTCAATATTAGTAATTGAATCTTGTATCTTCTGCTTCCCTATTAGGCCGTAAATCTCTTCTAGATACTTCATTAATCCAACATCATCACTATCACGCCAGGCTTTACCTTCCTCGAGATTTCTCCAGGGTGTATCGTGTAATAAGGTTAATCTTGTTTCAAATTCGTTGTATGCTGCTAATCCTTTTAGATTCGGGTCATTTTCTAATATCGTTTGAACATTGGCGAAGGTGATTTCAAATTCACCTTTTTTATTTATTTTTAAGCGTTTAATCCAGTCTTTGTTTTCTTCATCACTAAACTTGTAACCATCACCAAATGCTTCACGTGCTTCATCAATCTTACGTTGTCCAATATCAGCTTTAACTTCGTCTAGGTCACTGGCCATACTTGCCATGGCCACAAATGAAGGCAGTTTGTTTACTGGTGTATCGGGCTTAACATTCTCGTCCTGATCACCATAAAGATGTAGTCTCACTAAATCGAATGAGTTGCATAGTTTAGCACTGCATGGATCTGTTGAATGGTGTGAGTAAGCGAATTTATCGTCATAAACGATTAATCCACCTGATGTTGACCCTTTGGTATAGGTGTATCGATTTTCATCTAGAGTAGGTGAATAGGCTTCACTTAAATATTTTTCTATTACCTGGTGGATGTTAAAGGACCTACAGAAGGCTCCAATAACCCCAGTCTTTTCTTCTGGATCGCCTTGCTTCTTTGCAAGTTTTCTATATTGTTCGTTTACTCTTGATGATACTGGCCACTTACTCATATCTTGCCAATCGTCATAGGTTGCTAGGACCTTATCAACATCTAGCCATTTACCATCCTGGTACTCGAATATGTAATCAGCGTCACTTGAAGTGCTTGGCCAATACATCAAACGGTGCGGTTGGTAGGTTGTATCATCGAAATAATCGATACCTAATTCAAAGGCAATTCTACGCGCTATAGCCTCGTATTCTTCCGGACTTACTTTTCGTTTAAGTGGTAGTATTAGACGCAATCTAGGCTTGTCTTTCGAATGCTTATGCGTGCTATACACGACAGCTGCATTATCGTACAGCATTGTGTAAAGGTCCCATAAATCAACTCCAGCTGGCACACTGTCTGCATCTAATGTAAGTATTGTTCTATACTCAATTGTGTCAGCTTTGCGACAACCATCTTTAAGATAGCCACCAACAAAGCCTCCAACGTCTTTAATTTCATCTTGTTCTGATTTAGGAAGCTTCATGTACTCCTGATATGTTTCATCTGTTCTACGAGTGGTCTTTAGTTTTGCAAGAAAGTCCGACCACTCAATGTCCTGATTCTTCCATTTTAGTTCTTTACGACTTCTCCCAGTCGATATAGTTACTTTCATTGACTATCATCCACCCTTAGTCCTTTTTGTAGTACTCACAAACGTATCCATCAGCTCTCAGTAATAATCCGGGAGCCCAATCAATTGGTTCCGACATGATCTTACCAACTATTCTTAATTCTTCATCGATGTCAACTTCTTCTGTATATGTTCCGTATTTAATTTGAAGCGGAACATCATTAATCACTTCATCATGAACATGCATAACAATTTTGTAACCATTAGTATCAAGTTTCATCATTGCTTCAGCTAAACAATCTCTTGCGATAGCCTGTACGATGTTTTCGACTAATTTACCGCCGTAAGTAGGTATTTTTTCCCACTTCTTAGTTGTTTGGTTAACGCCTTCATAGGACAACTTGCCTTCATTCAACGAAGGTTTTATATAGGCTAAATGCCTTCCCGATGGAAGCCTTACAAACATGATTCCTTGTTGCGGTATGAACTCAATACCTTTTTGGATTTTGGTAACAGCCTTATAAGCTACAGCTTCTACAGCTGCATCTTCTACATCTCGCCATAATCTTACAATTGCAGGATTTGCTTTTCTCCATGCCTTCACTATTCCTGGTAGTTCATCTTCAGTTAATCCCATTTCTAAAGCACCCATTGTGAGTAGTGCGCCCACTGATCCTTGATAGCCTAAAGCTAGTTCAGCAATCTTTCCTTTTTGTCTTAGCGGATTTCCTTTGTTGATTTGTTCTATTGGTACATGAAACATCTGAGATGCAGAGGCCTCGTATATCTTACCGTGTGAAGCAAATACATCGAGTCGCCACTTCTCATTTGCTAACCACGCAATAACTCTTGCTTCGATTGCACTGAAGTCGGATACAATGAATTTGTGACCAACTGATGGAATAAAGGCTGTCCTAATTAACTGCGATAATACACTTGGTATATTTGTAAATAATAAATCAATTAATTCGTATTCACCTGATTTAAGTAAATTTCGCGCTAGATCTAAGTCGGGTATCTTATTTTGAGGTAGGTTTTGTACTTGAACTAATCTTCCAGCCCATCTTCCCGTACGGTTAGCACCATAGAATTGGAGAAAACCTCTAATACGTCCATCTTGACACATCGCTCTTTCCATGGCCTGATACTTCTTCACTGATGTTTTTGACATTTCCTGTCTTAACTCAAGCACTCTTTGTCCGGTATCGCTGACACCTTCTTTTAGTTCTGATATTACTTTCTTATTAAGTGATTCGATTTCAGTATCTTCATTTTCCTGGAACCAGTCTTTAAGTTGGGCCACACTGTTTGGATTATCTAAGCCAGTTAGCTCAGAGGCTTCTTGATATAAGGCTTCACTATTTTGTGCATCTGCTTCAATTGCTTTGGCAATTAGCTGAGTGTCCATATTAGAACCGTAACAACTAATTTTTTGGTCTAGGACCCACAAATCATGTTCAAACTGTGGTATTAATACCTGGTATTTATCTAATTTATTTTTTACTTCTCTTTCCACAACAACGTCCTGGATACAATAAGCTCTAAATAGATTCCATTTGTCGAGATCTTGTTCAGGAAGGTTTCTTAATCTACCAAAATTCTTTTTTGTTGGTTTACAAGGTACGCAGAAGTATTTTATTAGGGCCTTACCTGATGCATCTTTTTGTTTATTTTCCGGAAAGCCTAAAGTTTTTGCTACTCCTTCTAAATAACCTGGTAGACCTACCATTGAAGCTAGCACTGCTGTACAGCGCCATTGTTTTGGATCTAGTTGCAAATCGTAATCGAAATAATATTTATCTAAATATTTTTGAATACAGGTTAATTCGAAATTAGCGTTAAACGCTGTTTTAACTACTTGATTATCAAATAAGGCTTCTATAACTCCTGTAGGCAATCCCTCGCCACGTGCTAAGTCAATAATTTCTACATCACCATCATCAAAGGCATATGCGAATAGCAATATTTGGAAGTCAGGGGCCTCGCAATAAGCGTAAACCCCTGATTCCTTTAAACCAACACTGCTGTAAGTTTCAATATCTATACTTAGTGTTCTCATACGATTATCCTAAGTAATCTTCTTCATCATCTTCTAGTGAGTCGAAATCATCTTCAGCACGAGAACGTCCGCCTAAGTAATCACCGTCAGCAAGTTTTTGAACGTTGTTTAAACCACAAGCAATACCTTTATTTCCGGCCTTATCAAAAGCGTAGAAGTTAATTGAAGCTCTGGCATACATTCCACTGTATACTTCTTCCGAGTCGATAATTGGGTTAAGAGCTTTGTCCACAACCCCTGGTTTTTGTTTTGAACTTGCATTAAGGAAATACATTCCTGCATATTCTGGATGATCATCAGCACGTTCTTCATCACCATCACGTAGAGGTGTTTTAAGATTAGCTGGTAATTTTCCGCCCCATTTAGTGCGTCCTGCTTCTTTAGCCTTTTCAACAGCCGATTTGATTGCACTAAGTGTTGCTTTATCCGTTTTAGGGATTAATAAACAAACACTGTATTTTGGATCCGCGCTATCATCGATAGCAGTAGGTTGGAATAGGTGCGCGTAACTTAATCGCACCTTTCCAGTAACAACTTTAGTGTCTTTGTTTGTAGTAACTTTGTTCGTAGTAGCCATATTATTCATTTCCTCCGTTTTCGTTTTCTAATTTGAAATCTTCTACCGCGCTGTTAAGGTTCAACTCTTGTCTCTTATCTGATTCAGGAGCAAGAGTTGGCTTACCTTGCGGTTTTATAACTAATCCTTCTAGGATAGTACCAAATTGTTTTTTACCAATGGTTTTTTCCATTGCGGTTATTCCGTATAGTTTCTTTTCAAACAAAACTGCTTCATCGTAACCACATGACTTAAGCTTGTCTGCAACCTGTATTTCATCAACATATGCCCTATTACTTCTTCCTTCAACAAGCTTGAAGCCTGGCCATTTCTTACCTTTGATTGCTTCATTAAGTGAGAATTCTTCGATGTCTTTTACCCACGATTTGAAGTTATCAACTCTAGTTAAGATATCGGCTATTTCTACATCAGACAATAATTCACATGTAGCAAATTCATATTTTGCAAGTTCTAGGTTCTGATCAGCGCGAGCCTTACAGTTGTAACGAGCCTTGCAGAACTTACAGTGATCACCGGCTAAGAACTCTCCTTCGCCATCCCATGCAAGCTTTGCACGTGGTACCAGGTAGTTATACGCCCATTCATACAAGTCTCTAACACTGATTATTGATGTTGATATGCTATCTAACCTAGGTTGTACAATCGTCATCTGCACGTCTTGGATATCGTATAAGAATTCATATTCGTTCAGTGCACCTAGTGCGTATAACATCATTTGAGTGTTATCTTCAGAATCAACTTCAACGCCTTTGCCGTATTTTAGGTCGATAATCTCCATTGTTCCATCAGCTATAATTACTGTGTCACCAGTTCCAAATCCTTCAGGAACTAGATGAGAGAAGTCTAGCCTTTGTTCTAACGCGATAATTGCATCACTGCTGCGCTTTTTAGCTTCGTTAAATCTTTCAATAACGTAGTTTACGTAGAGGTCTACGTAATCAGGCATTGTATGGTCGTAGAGTTCATGTTTTTCAATTTTCTTAACTTCTTTTGAATATTTAGCTTTTGTTATTTTCCCAAATTCAAGGCTTAACTTCGCTTCACCAAGTGAGTGGGCCAACGTTCCTTCTTCAGCGTAAACGCTAGTTGTATCTCCTGGAAATTGTTCTTCAAGTCTAGCGCTGGGAGTACAAGTCAGCCAGCGCTTAGATCCTGATGCGGATAGTTTTGCGTGGGCCATGTTATAAAGCCTCCGCTTTTTTCATCATTTGTGGATATTTATCAGGATCAATATCCGTTAATCTACTTCCACCAAATTCATTGATAAGTGCTTTTACTTTTACTTTGTCCTTACCAGCTAATACAGTTCTAATTTGTTCAAGTTTAATCTTTTCAACCTTAGGCTCACCTTTAGTGATTTCTTCAGGTAATGGATCAGATTGAATAGTTGGTTCAGATGCTATTTCCACTTCTTCAGTTTGGGAAGTAATTTTAACCTCTTCCTTTGCTACTGTTGGAATGGATTGAATTCGTACCGGACTTTTTCCTAGCACTGAAACTAAAGTTAATATTGCATTAACTATTTCAGGTGCTTCGATTTTGATTGTAAATTGACTCATTTTTCGTTTCCTCCTTATTTTTCGTTATATATCGTTAAAGCGTCTTCGTAATCTAACGTATCTGACTTGGATAGCGTAGTGTTTCCTATTCTTTCTACAACAGCATAACTTCCGTATTCCGTATCACTTGTCAGTATCACAACAACACCCTTAACATCTTTGGCCTTAAGCACATTGATCATCTATACCGCCTCCGTCGCAAACTCTAATCCGAATAGTTCTTTTTCTCTTAAAGCTGCGGTATAAATTTCATCTTTTGAGATACCCAGATGTTTTAGGACACGGTTCATCGATACAACTCCCCGTGCTACAGGAAACCTTCCTTCCTCGAGTATCTCTTTATGGAGTTCGTTAATAATCTTGTAAGCTTTTGATTTCGAGAAACCAGTCAGCTTACAGACATCTTCGGCTTTTGCCCATTGATTGTTTACGATTTTAAATTTTTCAATACTAGTTGCTTCTGAAAGATCAATTACTTCCATACTGGTTACCTCCTGATTTTATTTGATGATAGTACCTAATCGATGTATTGCGTATTTCAGTGATTCATTTAGTTCATCTAGCGTTGTTGTCCTTCAATTTTTCAAATCATCTAAACTATTCAACTTTTGAACTATTTTGTTCGAGTTGTGTTCTATTTCTCTAATCAGTTCTTCACGACTTTGGACCATTTTCGTTTCCTTCTTTCGCATTCCATTCCTCGAATATGGTACTAAGTTCTTCCCAATCTTCTTCTGCAGGTGCACCATCTGATTCAATTCCGTTTTCGGTCTCAAGATATCTAATGGCGTATACCTCTGGTTCATCATCTTCTATATTAGACGTACAAAACACATATTTTCTTTTGTTGACCTCGGTAGCAAATAACACCTCGCAAGGGATTTTTTCGTTCTCGTCAACACCGATGATAATTCTTTTTCCTTTTTCCATCATCTTTAAACCCTCCTATCTTAAAATTTGGATTTCTCTTTCAATTTCATTTTTTCTAACTACCAAATTACTGATTTTTACATCAATGTTTAGAGATTCATCACTTAAACTATTGATTTCGGCATCTATATCCTCTATTTCACGAAGTTTAGCTTGTAGGTATTCACTCCGAGAATTATATGGATAGTTGTCAGTATTACGAGTCATTGGATTGTCAATCATCTACATAAACTCCTTTCTTAACTGATTTTCTAACAACATTTGACCTGTTAATCGACCCAAGTTATCCGACATAATTCGTAAGGATAACTTGTACACTAGGTATCTACAAACGCTAAGAAGTGGGACTATATAGCCGCAAATCTCATACGACCGCTTAATTGTTCTACAGCGATTGTTACTGTTTCGAGTCTATCAAGTTCTGTGCTAACCTTTTGTTTCATTTCAATCAGATCATTAAGTTTAAGACTAAATGGATTAAATGTTTTCATGATTTGAATTTCATTTTCTAATTGCTGTTCCAGGTTCTTAAGTTCTTGCTTAGACATAAGTTTGTACCTCCTTAAATGATTTCTTCCAGCGGTATACCTAAAGTTGTCGATAGTTTCTTAGCTACCTTCCCTTTTGGTTTTCTTATACCTGTTTCGTATTGAGAAACTGTGTTAGCCTTAACTCCGATCATTCTTCCCAATTGTTCTTGGGTAAGTTTTAAGGCTTCGCGCTTTTTAACTATCGATTCATTTCTTGCCATTTTTTTCACCTCCTGGTGCTTCTTATGGGTATATCGAGATATTTTTATTATCTCAATGTGAGATATATCTCGATTGTACTCTCGTTGTGAGATAATGTCAACAGCTTTTGAGATATTTTTTTATTTTTTATCTCTTATTGAGATTAAGTGCGATAAATAGTAAAAATCTCATTTTGTGATGTTATAATATTAATAGTCTAAATTTATTGAATTTTGGTGATATAGATGAATAAATCTAAAAGGTTAGAAAATCTAATTGAATTGAGAAAAGAGAAGGGAATGACTCAGCTTCAAATGGCTAAAGAGCTAAACATCGCCCAGAACACGTATTCTCAATATGAAACAGGTCAAAGACAAATTGATGACGAGATGAAAATTAAGATAGCAACTTTTTTTAATGTTACGATTGGCCATATTTTAGGTGAAGAACAACGTAGATCTCGGCTTAATATTCAATTGTTTGCAAATGACAATACTTTTGATGACCAAAAGAAATTAATAGAAGAAGCCTTAGGAGAAGACGCATTTGCACTATATAAAAAGCTTAAAAATGCTACCCCTGAACAACTTAAATACATCAAGGCCATATTAGATGCCGATGACGAGAAAGAAAGTGAATAGTATGTTGTCGATTATTTTTATATTAGAATTTATTGGTTTTATGTTAGCTTTAATTCTGTATTCTGCGAATGGTCTGGCATTCGAAGAAATTACAATCATACTTTTATTATTTTTTGGTCTGTATAAAACAGGTATGCTTTACAAGTTTAGAGAGCATAAACAATTAATCGTGCATCTTGAAACTCAAATATGTTTTTTAACAGATAAGTTGGTCCAAAAAGGCGTACTTGAAGAAGATTTTAATTACGATGAATTACACAAAGATGATGATGATTACGATTTATTGAAACCTATCAAAAAATAAAAAAAAGGCACCCATCCAATAAGGACGAGTGCTTTTTGAGGTGATATCAATGTTTGAAGAATATGCTGAATTATTAGGTATTGATGATTGGCGGAATGAACTGTTCCCAAATGAACAGGAATACATCGAAAGCTTACCGGAACAACTTCTCCTGCATCCTAACATGTCAGTAGCTAGAGTAATGTACCATCTCACTGATCGGATGGATAGAAGTAAAAACAGCAGGTATTATAAACTTGTAGAACGTACACTTCTATATGCTGAAAAGATAGCAACTGATGACTTAGATCTACATTACATCTATACCAGGTTAGCAGAGTTTTATTATAGGTATAATGAGCTGTTTGATTGTGAACGATATTGTCTGAAGGATCTAGGAATCATACAAAAATATATAAGTGATGTATTTGAGTTCCTGGATAAGCGTGTACCGGATATCTTAACACTTGAAAGACTAACCATTTTATACGATAAAGAAGGGCGCTACCAGGAAGCAATGCCGCTGTGCGAGTTAGGAATACTGTTACACCTAGATGGATATGAGGAAAGAAAAAAGAGAATTGAAAAGAAAATAAAAATGAAAGTTGAATTATTGGAGGGATAATATGGATATTTTTTTTTACAACCCTTATGCTTTAGCAATTATACCATTAGCGGTTGTAGGTATATTTTCATGGTTTCTTTTGCGTTTAAAATCTAATAAAAAATTAAAAGTTGATATCATTGAAATTCAAATAATAAATAAGGAAATTAATTTAGGTTTAGCATACGACTCATCAAATACTGCTTTTACCCGTTCACTGATGCTAAAAATAAATATTAATTTTACAAACTTATCAAATATACCCAAAGCGATAAATAACTTATATGCAGAGGTAAAGTATTTTGATAAAACTTCTAATACAAAAATTAAGCAAACTTTACTTATTGAAAAATTTATTTCTGTAACCGATAAAACTGAAAATGTAAATAAGGAAGTACTAATCACAAAGCAAAAGGAGATAGATGTACCAGAGGTTAGGTTCAAATTTAAGTATAAAGAAAATGGAAAAGAAAGAAAATTAAACACGATATATGTTAACAATATAGTACTAGGTGAAATCTAAAAATAAGCATTTCGACAATACAATAATTTTATCTTAAGAGAGTTCTAAATTACGAGAGGAGAAAAGGACACATGAACAAGTGGAAGTTATTTAAACTATTATTAATTTTATTAATTGGATATTTCATAGTGAAAGGATTAACAAGTGGTAACGGCATTAATTTTACTATAATAATCCCTTTGATAGTTGTGCTTCTAATTTTTAAACTAATTGCATGGTTACTAGATAAAAACTTATAACACACGGGGGTTATTATGGAAAATTGCTTTTTTGAGGTTAATGAGACGCTTATTAACCTGTGGGAGGAAATGATTTTTAATAAGTTAGATTGTGAAGAGTATGAAGAAGGATTGAAACTATTGGAGATGTACGAGCTGTTCTGCAATACACATGGTGGGGATAAGTACTTTAACGATTTGTTTGTTAATAATACCTGAGGACCTAATTCAGATTATTATGGGACCAACAAAAGTTTTAAAGAAGTATTTATAGACAAGCTTAATAAATTAAATTTTTTTGTTAATTAATGAATTTAAATTATAAAGGAGAATAAAAAAATGCAAAAAATATGTAAACACTGTAAATCCACAGTAACTGTGGAAAAAGTACAAGGAGAGGTATATTGTAAATATTGTGGGTCACCAATTTTTAATTATTGCTCAAATGAACAGTCTTGTGGGGTAGAACTAGATGATGATGCAGCTTATTGCACAAAATGCGGTAGCAGATCAATTTTTTTAAATTCAGATTTGGTAGTCTCTAAGCATAAAGTAGATAAGGAATATCCTTTTTAATGTATCTATTATATATCGATGATTCGGGTTCGATTGATAAAAAGGATGATCCAAAACCACAAGGTGATGAAAATGGTAATTCCCTTTATTTTGTATTAGCAGGAGTATTAATTGATGCGAGTAAAGTTAATACAATAGAGAAAAAGCTATTTTCTCTCAAATCTGAATGCCTTTGTGATAAATATGATGAAATCAAGTTTTCTAAAAAGGTTACGAATGTATTTAAATGCGTAAACAACAAATCCTGTTGTAATGGCGAACCAACAATTATTTTAAATACGAATAATGATATATGTATAGGTAATATTAAGAAATGTTATAGGCAACGCTTTATTTCTGGGTGTCAAACAATTGATGCTAATTGTTTTAGCGTATTTACTAATAAATTCGAATTTTACAAACACAGTCCGCATGTAACTCCCGGTGAACTTTATGAAGAATGTTTTAAACGATTGATCTCATTAGTTTTTAACTATCTTAAAAACAAAAACATTAATAAACCTATAGTAATTTTTATTGATAATACTGATAAGACAAAAAATAATAGAACATATAAATCCTATGAAAAAATAATAAGAGAACCTGATCTAAACATTTTTACCGCACCAAATATCCTACCATTGAGCCTTAACATCTGCAATTCATACTACACCTTAGGTATACAAATAGCAGATTTACTTGCTGGTTCTATTGCGCATGCATATGAAAAAAAAGACTATTTATATTCTAATTTTTGGAAGGATAAGTTTATCCAAGAAAACAAAGAATATTTTGGTTATAGTCTCTTCAATGTTAGAAATTTATAGAAAAAAATAAACGGCAGAGCGAGAACGAATTCCCCATAGGCTGCCAAACGGCAACGACCTCTGCCAATAATATTATATCCATATCTTACACAAAAGATACAAAAATGTCAACTTTTAATATTGAATTTGTATCTTTTTTTTATTTATTTTCATATATTTTTATGTGCTTTTTTATATTATTTCAAGTCGATTTGTATTTTTTACATTCTTACAACTATTATGTACCAAAGCAAGTTAAAATAGTGATAAGGGGTGATTTATTATGGAATATATACCAACAGCATTAGAATTATATATTTCTAATTTACTCATTGGAAAGGGGATCCAGTGTATATGGGATCTCAACATCGATTCGTTAGCAACAGCGTTTAACATCCGGATTAAATATTATCCTGGTGAAACAGCGCTAATCAAAAAGGGAAAAAGGATATATGTGTTTGTTAATAAGACTTTATCAGAACAGGAACAGTATGAAGAATTTCTTCACGAATTAACACATCAGATTATGGAGCATTGTAGTGTTTTACATCTCGATGTTAACCAGTGGCACCATATTGAACTAAAAACCGACCACTTAATGCAATATGTTGCAATACCTTACTTTTTATTAGATACTTTGACAAAGTTAGAAACTGTTGAAGCTGCGTCTGAATACTTTTACATCTCGCGAAGTTTAGCCTGGAAGAGAATGGAAAATATTAAAGATAGAATAAATAAGTAAACAGGTTAAAACTAAATTTAAATTTAAGGAGGATTAATCCATGCCTGTTTACAAAGATAAGAAACGTGGTACCTGGTACTATCAAATCAATTATAAAGATATCCAAGGCGAGTATCGACAAAAGCGGCAATCTGGATTTGCTACTAGGAAAGAAGCACAGAACCAGGAATACTTGGCTGGATTAGAGCTTAATCGTACACCTAATCAATCCGATATTAGTTTTGAGGACCTTTATAATTATTATTTCTCATACATTGAGGGTGAGATCAAATACACTAGTTGGTATTCTAAAAAAAACTTAGGAGATCTACACATACTACCCTATTTCATAGGTAAGAGGGCCAATCAAATATCTACTAATGATATTATCGCTTGGAAAAAAATTATTGTATCCAAAGGATTTGCTTATGAGTATTTATCTAAAATATACACTAATCTATCCAGTATATTTAGTTATGGGATAAAGCATCATGGGTTAAAAGATAATCCGTGCAGATTAGTAGGTAATTTTAAAAATCCAGAAGAACTAGAAGAAGAATTGCAATACTGGACACACGATGAATTTAAAGAATTTATTTCTAAAATAACTAACGATCTGGTTTACCTTGTTTTTTTTTCATTTTTATATTTTATGGGGACACGTAAAGGAGAAGCAATGGCTCTATCATGGAAAGATATTAACTTTGATAATCACACCGTTAGCATTGCAAAGACAGTCGCTGAGAAATCTAAAGAAGGTGGATGGAAGATAACACCACCTAAAACTAAAAGTTCAATTAGGCGCATTCTAATGCCAAAAGAGCTTGAACGCATGCTGAAGATATATTATGAATACTGCAAACAATTTGAGGACTTCAGTGATGATTCATTTGTATTTGGTATTTATAGGCCACTAGCCACAACTACGATCCAACGAACTTTCGATAAATACCTGGCGTTAACCAATCTTAAGAAAATAAAAATCCATGATCTAAGACATAGTCATGCTTCACTATTAATAAATCTTGGTGCTAACGTTCTGATCGTATCAAAACGCTTAGGCCATAAAGATGTTAATGAAACTTTAAATACTTACTCGCATATGTTCCCAAACAAAGAAAAAGAGGTCGTCGATTTAATCGACAACCTCTAA